CCCAAGGACCAGGCTCGTCTGTTTTGGATACCGAATCAGCGAGGTTGAGATTGCAAATAATAAGCAACTCAAACGATCGCTCCAGATCCGAGTATACTCAAAACGTGGGTATTATAGAAGACCGATCGTCGCTGTCTCTTTGGGCTGCTCATATAAAGATGCCCGTTTGCCACACCCTTGTCCCATCGATCCCTACACACGGTGTGCGGGGATCAAGCGTCGAATTGGCTATAATCCCCCCAGCCGTGACCAACAATTATGTTGTCAGTTTAGGGAATTTGTCTTCAAATTCGTCCGAAAATATTTAGTCCCTTTACCTGCCTCAATTGATTTTTCTGTACCAACTTGGTTGAAAGGTACAAAATATACAGAGGCAAGGAAGGTTGAATTACAGGCCGTATATGATGGAATTGTGGATCCATTTTATCTAAATGAACGTAAGAATAAACGCAGGAATCGTTATAAATATGCTGCTGTTAAATCGTTTGTTAAAGATGAATCATATATAGACTATAAGCATGCTCGCATAATTAATTCAAGATGTGATGCTTTTAAGACTTTAGTAGGCCCGATTTTTAAACTTATTGAAACCGCTGTTTTTAAACTTAAATGGTTTATTAAACATGTCCCAATTAAGGAGCGTGTTGCATATATTAAAAATATTATACCAACTAAATATGCTCATTTTGTTTGTACTGATCATTCCCAATTTGAATCCCATTTTGTTAGAGAATTAATGGAAAGTTGTGAGTTTGAATTATATTCTTATATGACTTCAAATCTCTCATGCCATGATGATTTTATGTTTTTGGTTAAAGAATTTATTGGTGGTGAGCAATATTTAGCATTAGGTGAAATTTTGGTTATAATTGAATGCTTACGTTTGTCTGGTGAGATGAATACATCTCTTGGGAACGGTTTTTCGAATTTAATGTTTATGTTGTTTGTTTGTTATATACATGAAATTGATTGCGATGGTGTTGTAGAAGGGGATGATGGTTTGTTTGGTGTTACAAGTATTCCACCTGTTGAAGATTTCACTAGATTGGGTCTTACAGTTAAAATGGATGTTGTTAAAACCTTGTCAGAGGCCTCCTTTTGTGGTATGATTTTTGATTATGATGATGAACAAGTTATCGCTAATCCATATAAAGTTATATTGCAATTAGGTTGGACTACGGCAATGTATGTAAATGCTAAACCTATGGTATTGAAGGAATTATTGAAAGGTAAAATTTTATGTTGCCTTTATCAGTTCCCAGCCTGTCCCTTAATAACTCCGCTCTGTCATGTATTGTTATCTCAACTTGTTGATGTTACTGCGTCATATAAATTTATGACATATACTTCAATTACTTATCTATCTAGCATGTTTGACATGTTTAATTTTATTCCAGTTACAAAGATACCTGAAATTAAATTTGGCACACGCTATTTGATGGAAAGATTGTATGGTATTACAGTAGATCATCAATTATTGATTGAGAAACAGTTTCTTGATGCTAAAATAGATGAGCCAATTAGCTCTACAGTATTTGATCAATATATACCCAAAATTTATTTCCACAATTATGACAAGTATGTTTGTCACAATGGTGAAAATATGCGTTTTGGGGTATTGGAAGATCATGATTTAGAAGATTTTAATTGGATAAAATAATTTCGGTGTTTATTGGTTACACGTTAAAGAAACCACAGCGTCAGTCTTAATTTTCATAAGACTATAAAGAAACATGAATAAACAAATGGTTGTGTACAACCAACTTTCTTTGCCGCAGTTTCTTGCGAAGCACAAGCTAAAGTTTGACCGCTTGGGTCTTACTCGTGCTGAACGGGCTGCGAGGTATAATGGTTATTTGGGTAATCCTGAAACCCCTTCACGTAACAATCCGAATCCTAGATCCCGTCGTCCTAATCTTATTGATGAATCTAATACTGCACTTAAGATGCAGAATTTAAGGGCTACGGGTAGATCTATACGAGCTAAGGCTCCAGTCTATCGTCCACCACCTCAACAGTTTGGTGGTCCAGGGGCTAAGTTCTCTCCAAATCGGTTTTCTGACTGTGCATTTTATTATGCGCAGGCATTAATTGACCCTTGGAATGTTGAACGTGCTCCTTGTGTACCTGATGCTATTACTGTGCCAAGTTTTAAATTTGGTGCACGTACTCGAGGTACTATGACTGTGGGCTCTGCGGGTGTTGGTTATGTTGTTAATTCCCCCTATGAAGTTTCTGGTGATCTAAATAGTACTTGCTACACCTCTACTGGCTATACATATTATTATTATGCTGGTGCAGGTGCTGGTATTACTGGTGCTGGTTACGCTACTTCAGATTCTCCCATCGTTTCCTCTGCCTTCAATTCTAATGGTAATGCATATAGAGTTGTTGGCTCTGGATTGGCTATACGCTACCTTGGTAATGAGATGGCTCGGGGGGGCCAGATTTTATTGTATCGGACTAATGATAATGTTTCACCACCTACTGGTGGTGGTTCAGTGTCCACTTATTTTTTTGAGAATAAGGAGACTACTTCAGTTCCTGTGGATCGTGAGTGGCATTATGTTCTTTGGAAACCTGTCCTTAATCAGGACACTTTCTATAATGGGACTTTACCTGGTGCTACCAGTTACTGTATGCTTGCATTTGTATCTGGTGCTGGTGCTGGTACTGCCTTTGAGTTTGATATTGTCACATGGTATGAGATTACTGGTCCTGATTTACCTAATCTCACTCCGTCTGAGAATGATCCTATAGGTATGGCTGTTGTTAAGTCTGCAATTGCAGTTCCACAACCTGCAGATGCTCCTGCCGAGAATTTTTCTCGGTTTTTACGTACTGCCTCTGACATTGCTTCTCACACCCTATCATTTATTGGTACGGGTGTTAGTGCTGTTGTCAAAGGTGCAGCATTATTGTCCAATGTTGGACTTTTGTAGTTGAGTTCCTTTGAGAGCTCCTAACCTCTGGAGGTGTTGAGGGTCAATGTGTACCACACCAGAGATGAGTTATGAAGCATTATGATTCATAATATTTTAAATGAATGTTTACTACCATTCACTTAAGCCGTTTTGGCTGATCATCTGATTCGTTGTTCGAGTTTGTATGTGTTCTAGACCC